ATATGGGTACATCGACAGAGCAAATAAAAGAAGAAATTAAAAAACTGGAAAATTTAAAACAATTTATTGCTGGTCTTGAAAAAGAAAAAAATGAGCATAAAGAAGAATTATTGTATCACGAACATGCTCATATACTTTTGAAAGATTCGGGAGTTAAAGCAAAAATTATTAAGTATTATCTTCCTTATATGAACAAATATATTAATAAGTTTTTATCTTCTATGGATTTCTTTGCACAGTTTACACTTGACGAAGATTTCAATGAAAAAATTAAAAGCAGACACCGAGATGAATTTAGTTATATGAATTTCAGTGAAGGTGAAAAAATGCGTATAGATTTGGCCTTGTTATTGGCTTGGAGAGAAATAGCAAGAACAAAAAATAGTGTAAACTGCAATTTATTAATATTGGATGAGGTTTTTGATTCATCTTTAGATTCTCTTGGCATGGATGAACTTATGAAATTACTGAATACAGTAAGTGATAAATCAAATATATTTGTTATAAGTCATAAGTCCGATCAATTAGTTGATAAATTTCAAAACTTAATTGGATTTGAAAAGAAAAATAACTTTAGCAAAATTATATGAGTGATGAAATTAATCCATATCCAGTAATAGAAAAGCATGACGGTTTTTATGTTGTTCGTGATGATTTGATTGAAGGCGGATCTAAAACAAGATTTATCCAGACTCTTATCAAAGAATCACAACAAAATGAAATGGTTTATGGATCTTCTCCTGCAACTGGTTATGCACAAATTGCACTTGCTAGAGTTTGCGAACACTTCAATAAAAAGTGTATATTGTTTATGGCTAAAAGAAAACCAGAGAATCTTCATCCTTACCAGTTGAAAGCAATTAAACATGGTGCTATAATTCATGGTGTAGACAACGGTATGCTTACTGTAACACAGAAAAGAGCAAGAGATTATGTTGCTTTGGACAGCACCAATAGAAAATTATTTCCTATTGGTTTTGATTGTCAAGAAGTAATTTTAGAAATTTGCGAATTAGCAAAGGATCTACCAATAGAACCAAAAGAAGTATGGACAGTTGGTTCTAGTGGAACTTTAACAAGAGGTCTACAGATGGCTTGGCCAGATGCAGAATTTCATTGTGTTTCAGTTGGTCATAAGATGGGACAGAAGGAACTAGGAAGAGCAAAAATGTACAAATGTGAAATTCCTTTCTTTGAAGCAGTTGATGCTGCTGATGCGCCTCCTTTTCCTTCTGCTCCCACTTATGACGCAAAAGCATGGAAGTTTATAAAAGAATATGCTTCACCCGGTGCATTATTTTGGAATGTGGGCGCATGAAACCATTTTATGAAAGAAATGATTATCTTTTAAATCATAAAATCAATGTTCTTTTTGAGGACATTGTTTCTATGAATGACTCGGAGTTTGAACAATGGGTAAAAGATATGCGTAAAGTTGTTCTTTATGCCTGGAATAATCACAATTGCCCACCCAGAACAGGTAAAAACGAAAATGATATTGTAGAAGAGTTTAACAAACTCACTGGATATCCTATTCACACATTTGAATTTATTGATGAGTTAACAGAAACAAAAGATGTAGTTATTAACAAATCTCGTCTTGGTGCAGAAGTAGATCAATGGTTTCCAAATATGTACAAGACTAGAATTAACTACAGTGAAAATGACACTGGTTATTCTATTTACGATTTGTTTGCAGATGACAAATATCTTCCAAGAATGATAAAAGGAACTCGTCGTCATATTCGTAGAGATTCGCTTTACACATTTGCTTGTTCTGCAATAAAGCATGACACTAAGTATGCAATTGTTTCTGTTGGAAGCGGTGAGGAATGGATGGATGCATACTTTAATAATCCATCAATTTTTAAGGATCACGATTTTATATTAGATCAGCACGATGATGAAGATGGTGTCAATACTGGTTATTATCAAATTGAACAATCAAAAATTCTTTCTTTAACAAAAGAACAGTTTTTAAAATGGAAACCAAAATTATCTTATCGTCACTATTCTACTTTTGATTCAGAAAATATTGAAGATGATAAGATTTTTAGAATAAGAGTATATGAAAAGGGTCATAGAGTCTTTCCTAAATGTTTTCCTAGTTTTAGGATAGGTTATATTCAACCCGCAGTTAATTTTCCGCCACTAACGGCAAGGTATCTTTATGAAAAATTTACGGAATCTTTTTACACACAGAATCAAATTGTTATTTTCGATCCTTCTTCTGGCTGGGGTGGTCGCATTCTTGGTGCCATGTCTGTCAATGACAATCGAAATATTCACTATATCGGGACTGATCCTAACTTGGATAACTTCGATTCTAGTCTTGGTGATTCTGGTAAGTACGGTTGTGTTGCTGATTTCTACAATACTCGAACTTATAGAGGAAATTCGTTTTTCTCGTCCACAAATACTTACGAAATTTTTAAAGTTGGTTCGGAAGTAATTCACAAAGAAAACAATTTTCAGAAATATAAAGGAAAGATAGATTTAATTTTTACATCTCCTCCATATTTTAATAGAGAAGCTTATTCTGAAAATGAAAACCAATCTTATAAGAAATTCGATAATTACGATTCGTGGAGAGATGGATTTCTCAAGCAAACACTACAAACATGTGTTGAGTATTTAAAAAATCAACGCTATCTTTTATGGAATATTGCCGATATACAAATTTCTGGTAAATATTTGCCTCTAGAAAAGGACTCTAGAGATATACTTGAAAGTCTTGGAATGAAATATGTTCAAACTATAAAAATGGCAATGGAAGGGATGCCTGGTCAAAATCGTTTAGACGAAGATGGCAAACCAAAGTGCAAAAATTTTTGCAAAGTAAACGGAAACTATTTGAAATTTGAACCAGTGTTTGTATACTATAAACCATGAAATCTGAAACTGAAGAGATTTTTTACGGCAAGCAACCGAATTGGAAGCATTGGAAGCCGGAAGATTATAAAGATGAAGACAAAGTTTATTGGTCTATTGCTTTAGCATTAAATTGGTACAATACAAAATTTACAGACAGGGACTACAAAGCAAGTGTTATCGAATACATGGAAAAAAATAAAATTCCAGGCGTCGATATGGTTGCCAAGGTTCCTGTTGATAATTTTACTTTTAGAGTTATTGGAGGAAAGTGTCAGGCAAATCTTTGTCATTGCATTTTACCAATAAAAATAAAAAATGCTGTAAAAGAAGGAATAGAACAACTAATTATTCTTGGCAAAACTCTAGAAACTACAAATACACCAATTGTACCAGTTCGTGAAAGGGTTCGTCAGCAATCTTATGAACTTGGTAGCATTCTTGAACAAAAAATTGATGAATATGAAGAATATATTTTGGGTAAAAAACCAAATTATAAACTTTTTAATATTGAAAATTGGATAAACGAAAACGAGCCAAGTGCCATGCATTGCGAGTTTTTACTTGAATGCTTTGAGAGAGGCACAAATGAATTTAAACTTGTAGTTGATGGAAAGGATGATCAACTAAAAGAAGCATATTCTTTTTTGACAAAAAAGCAAGCACAGAAAATGCACGACTTTTATAAGTCTATTTGCGATCATTTGAGAGTTCGTATTACTATTGCAAAAAGTAATCGTAAACCAAGAAAGAAAAAGAAAAAGAAACCAGAACAATTAGTCAAAAAGTTAAAATATTTGGTTAAAGATAACACCACAGGTATAGAATCAATACTTCCAGATTCTATTATTGGTAGTCAGACTGTTATAGTTTTTAACACAAAAACAAACAAAGCAAGTATGTTTAAGGCCGATTCAAATGGTTCGGGTTTGAGCGTAAAGGGTTCTACTATTATTGGTTTTAGCACCGAGTCAGTAGAAAAGAAAATGAGAAAACCAGTTGAATTTATGACAAAGGCAAAAAGTGAAGGAATTCGTAGCATAAATAACTACTGGAAGTCACAAAAAACAAAAGAAAGTCAACCAAAAGGTAGAATTAACGCTCATACACTTATTCTTAAATCATTCAAATGATTAATAAAACAGATAATTTAAGATTTGTTGGACCATATAAAAAATATGACGCGAATGGTAAACTTATTGATTATAATATTGGCGATACCGTCGATTTTGATGGTATCTATTATGCCGCAACAAAAGAAATTCTAGGATTAAATCCTTTATCTAAAAATAGCGGTTGGGAAAAAGTTGGAGACATTGATCCGAATAGATTTTTTTCACAAACAACAGAACCAATTACTAAAAAGGTTGGAGATAGATGGCACAATCCATCAACAAGTATAACATATACTTTGATAAAAGATAATAATGGTTATCATTGGGTAGAAATGTAATTGACATTTGAAAAAAAAATTGATATAATTTTAAATATGATTTTGCTAGACAACAACCAAATAATTTTGGCAAACCTATTTCACACCGTGAAAACTAATACAGACATTAGTGAGGATTTGCTTCGCCATATGGTATTGAATTCTTATCGTCTTCTTAGAAAACATTTCAAAGATGAGTACGGAGAACTCGTGATTTGTCATGATTCTTCGAATTCTTGGAGAAAGCAATATTTTCCACATTATAAGGCAAATAGAGCAAAGGCACACGCAAAGTCTGAATTTGATTGGGATGTAATTTATCAGACTTTGACAAAAATCCGCGATGAAATTCGTGATGTTTTTCCATACAAAAACATGAAAATTGATCACACAGAGGCAGATGATATTATTGCAGTTTTGACTAAGAAATATCACGATAGAGAAAAAATTCTCATTATTTCGAATGATAAAGATTTTCAACAACTTCAAAGATATCCAAATGTCTTTCAATATAGTACATTTAAGAAGCAATTGCTGAAGTGCGATAAACCGGAATCATTTCTAATGGAGCACATTCTTCGTGGTGATTCCGGTGATGGGGTTCCTAATATATTGTCAGACGATGATGCTTTTGTTAACGAAGATAAGCGACAAAACAGACTTACTCAAAAAGTAATGGAAGACATCGAAAGAAATATTTCTGTAATTTCTTCTACTAAACATGCAAGAAATTGGGATAGAAATAGAACTTTAATTGATTTTGAAATGATTCCAATTGAAATTGAAGATAAAATTTGCGAAGAATATCTTAAACCATCGGTTGTAACAGATAGGTCCAAGGTTCTGTCCTATATGATTACAAATCGTTTAAAGAACCTAATAGAGAATATAGAGGAGTTTTGATGTGAAAAGAGACTTTCACGAAAAAGACAATAGAGATCACACACCAAGAAAGGATCGTGGTTTTGTCCAAAGACAAAAGAAGTCAAAAAAGAATCAAATGAAAAATGATTTAAAGAATATAGTTGACAATATGAATTCTGGCAATTATAATGACTACGATCTTGATTATCAAGATGATGAATGGAACTAATATGACTACTACTACAAACGAAATTACATTAAGCAAAACAACACTTTCGATTCTTAAGAATTTTTCTACGCTCAATTCTAACATTCTAGTAAAGCCTGGTAATGTTCTTCAAACTATTACGCCTTCCAAGAATGGAATGGCAGAAGCAACTATTGAGGAGACATTTGATGTTGAATTTGGTATTTGGGATCTTAGTAAATTTTTGGGAGTTGTTAGTCTTTTCGCAACCCCGAAATTTGAGTTTGGTGAGAAGTCGGTTGTTATTCACGGTGGTAATGGTTCTCGCGTTACTTACTTCTACTCTGAACCAAGACTCCTAACAACGCCTTCAAAGAAGGTAAATATGCCAAATATTTCACTTTCTGTTGATATTAGCGAAAAGACTTTTGCAGAACTACAAAAGGCTTCAGCAGTTCTTCAACTTCCTGATCTTTCATTTGTAAATGAAGGAGATCGCGTTATGGCTGTTGTTTCGGATTTGCAAGATCCAACAACAAACAACTATAAGGTTGATGTTGGTGAAAATAAGTCTAGTTCAGATTTTAGTCTGAATTTTAAGATGGAAAACATCAAGATTCTTCCCGGAGATTATACAATTGAATTTTCAAAGAATATCGTTGGTCAATTTACCAATGAAACTCTGGATTTGAAGTATTGGTTTGCAATGGAGACTAATTCAAAGTTTAATTAATATGCAACACAAACAGAATGAATTTTTGTGGGTTGAAAAGTACCGACCCCAAACAATTAAAGATTGCATTCTCCCCGTGTCCTTGAAGAAAACTTTCGAGGACATGGTTGCTAAAGGAGAACCACAAAATCTTTTACTATCGGGTTCTGCTGGAACTGGAAAGACTACAGTTGCCAGAGCATTGTGTAATGATATTGGTGTGGATAATATCATAATCAATTGTTCAGAAAATGGTAATATTGATACACTACGAACTGATATTAGACAGTTTGCAAGTACAGTTTCTTTGTCTGAATCAAAGAAAACTGTTATTCTAGACGAGTTTGACTACAGCAATGCACAAAGTATCCAACCCGCACTTAGAGGTGCAATTGAGGAGTTTTCAAATAACTGTAGATTTATCATTACTTGTAATTACAAGAATAGAATCATTCAACCGATTCATTCTAGATGTACTTGCATAGACTTTTTAATTAGCTCTGCTGATAAACCAGAGATTGCAAAACAACTTTTGGGTCGCTGTGAGTATATTTTAGACAACGAAAAGGTAAAGTATGATAAAAAGGTACTTTCCCAGCTAATTATTAAGCATTTTCCTGATTTCCGAAGAATAATCAATGAACTTCAAAGATATTCGGCATCTGGAGTGGTTGATGCTGGAATTTTAGCAAATCTTAAAGACATAGAAATAAAGACCCTTATATCTGCAATGAAGATAAGGGACTTTTCTGGCGTTCGTAAATGGGTAGTAAACAATCTAGACAACTCTCAAACAGAACTGTTTAGAAAGATCTACGACAGTCTATACGAGTCCCTAGCACCATCAAGCGTCCCTGAAGCGGTTCTAGTGCTTGCAGAGTATCAATACAAAGCAGGGTTCGTAGCAGATCAGGAGATCAATACTGTTGCTTGCCTAACTGAATTGATGATGCGTTGTGAGTTTAAATAATGGAACTTAAAGACTTTCTAAATTCTATAAACCAGAATAAAAAGAATCTAATGGAAGAGGATCCTAATTGTGAGAGGGAATATCTTCCATATATTACGAATAGATGTCTTTCGTATTTCAATGACACTATTTTTTATGCTAACCAAATGAATATTTTTAGTTATTTGGATAAAAGAATGCAATATGATTATTTACGATCAAAAATTGCAAAAAAGAATAGATTTAGCAAGTGGCATAAAGCAGAAGAAAACTCAGATATTGATTTGGTAAAGGAATATTATGGATATTCCACTCAAAAAGCTAAAGATGCTTTGCGAGTTTTGTCAAAAAAAGATATCGAACAGATCAAAGAATTATGCAATAAAGGCGGCGCAAAAAAGGGAAAATCATAAATATTATCAAAGATAGGGTAATATTATGATTGATGATATTTTTTCTGGGTTGGGAGTAGAAGTCAATTTAAAAAATAAAGAAGACTTCCTAAAAGTAAAAGAAACATTAACAAGATTGGGAGTTTCTTCAAAGAAAGAGAAGAAACTTTACCAATCTTGTCATATATTGCATAAGCGCGGAAGATATGCTATAATGCATTTCAAGGAAATGTTTATTCTTGATGGCCTTGAAAGTGATATTACATTAGAAGACATTCAAAGAAGAAATACAATTGTAAATCTTTTGAACGATTGGGGTCTTTTAGAACCAATTGATTCATCAAAATATGAAGACAGATTAAGTTTGGCTAGAATTAAAATTTTATCACACAAGGAAAAGAAAGACTGGGAACTCGTACCTAAATACCATATAGGTAAGTGAAATTTTTAAAGTGGAGATTTATATTATGGAAAAAATGCAAGCTATTGGTGCCCCGTTTCCGATTGAATACTCATCCTGTTCGGATATAAAACCAAAATTATTCGAATGGACGGAAAATAATTGTGATATAAAAGTTTTTATTGATGGTGCAATAGCACAAAATTTAAATTACAAGAAAAAAACAAACGAAAAGAAAATTGCGTGGGTTTGTGAATCCAGAGCAATATTTCATTCGTGGATGTTTCCAGAAGATCTATGGGAAAAAAATATCCAAAGAATTTCAAATTCTTTTGATACAATATATGTTTCTGATCGTCGGTGGTGCAAATATGCAGATAATATAAAGTTTGCATTTGCTGGTAGTAATGTTCCGTGGACAAAAGACAAAAAAGTTCATCATAAAACTAAATCTACATCAATGATTGCTTCTCCAAAAATTATAACATTTGGACATAAGTTAAGACATGCGATAGCAACAAAACACGCCGATAAAATTGATGTATTTGGTGGAGCAAATGGTTCTAAAAGATTTGGAGATGGTGTTTGGCCAAACAAAGCAGAAGCAATGAATGATTATATGTTTTCGGTTGCAATCGAAAATGATAGTTATACCACATATTTTACAGAAAAAATAACAGATTGTTTTGCTAGCGGAACAGTGCCAATTTATTGGGGAACTCCTGATATTGGTAACTACTTTGACAAAGATGGTATCATAGAACTAACTCCAGATTTTGATTTTTCTTCATTGACAGCAGATCTTTATCAAAGTAAAATTTCAGCAATTAAAAATAATTTTGAAAAAGTAATGACTATGGAACTTGCAGACGATGTTTTATTTAAATTAATTACCAATGAAAACTGAAATTATTTCATTTTATTGTGATATAGATGGTTCAACATACTATAGTGATAATGCATCTCGTATTATCAATGAATGCGTTGACCTCAAGATACCATTTGATTTTAGAAAAATAAATTCACATGGTGATTATAGATTAAATTGCTTGCGAAAACCAAAATTTATACTAAGTGTTTTAGAGGAAAAAAAGAAACCAATAGTTTGGTTAGATATTGACTCTAAATTACACAAGACACTTGATGTTTTTGATAAGTTTGCGGAAATGAATGTTGATCTTGGTTTTGCATATTATGAAACTCAAAAAGAAAAAATAAATGTATTGCAACCAAAAGCATCACCCATATTTTGCAACTATAACGAAAAAGTAATTAACTTTTTAAAAACATGGTTGAATAAATGCGAAGAAACATTAAAATCTGAGGAGAGATTCTTTGATCATGAAATTTTAATGTTTAGAGTTTTACCTTTTTTTGTTAATCAACTTAAAATTGGATGTTTACCTTTGGCTTATTGTGTTTGGCCTGGTAGATGTCCCGTTGAAATAGATCCATATATAACAATGGGTATTGCTGATGGGAAGTCAAAAGAAAAAAATATTCGTGAATTGGCCAAAAAAATTGGCATGAATGAAGATGGAATTTTATTGAATTTGAACAGGATTTAAAATATGAAAGCAATTATACAAAATGGAAACTATTTTTCAGATGAAATGAATTTTGATTTTCCATGTGAAGTTCATTTTACCAGATTTGGTTTAAATTGGCATAGAGGGAAACCATTAAGAATAGCAAAAAGAGATGAAAGAAGAAACCAAGCACAAATAGATTTTGAGAACAATAATTCTTTTAAAATTTTTGTTTGTTCAAATGAACCTAGCTCATCTATGGCTAGAGAATTAAATGATGTAATAATTGATAACGCACACCAATATGATTTAATTCTTACATGGGAATCAAATATAATTGAAAATACAGATAACTCTGTATTTTTTCCATATGGTGGAACATGGTTAAATAAAAAACAAAATTCACACGAAGACTCTCTTGGGTCGTTTGATGAATCTATTTTAGAAAAAGTTAAAAATAAAAAATTTGGAACTACTTTTTTAACTACGCATTTAATGTTTAAATAAGGTTATGAAATTAGAAAAAAAATATGGAATTATAGAGATAGCATACAAATTACAACAAAATTTTATTCAAGTTCTAGAATGCCGACAAATGATGCAACTTCATATGACACAAAAAACAAATATCTTTTTTCCAATACAGTACATGATGGTTTTTTGGAAAACGATGACAAAATAAATTTATTTGATCACCAATTTAATATCACCGTAGAGAGCAGCAAAGAAAATTCTTATTTTACTGAAAAACTAATAGATCCTCTGTTAACTAAAACTGTTCCAATTTATTGGGGTTGTGATAATTTAGATGAATTTTTTGATATAAGGGGAATAATAACTTTCAAAACATATGAAGAATTTTTGGAAAAAATTAATAAAATTGACGAAAATACCTATGAATCAATGAAACCATATATTGAAAAAAATTATAAATTAGCTCAAGAATATGGTAAATCATATTTTTCAAGAATAGAAAAAGAAATTGAAAGGCAGTATGATTTTTATTTTAATAAGAAAGATATTCTATGGAC